CTGGCGATTTGGTAAAGAAGTATCTAAGTATGATATATTCCAGCTAGACGAAACATTGCGTCAGCTTTCCATAGAACAGTATGGCTTCTAATCCACCAGCCCTGCGGGGCAATGATGAGAAGTATCGAATTACTAGGGCATTTTTAAAAGGAGATTCAAAATGTTTGAGTATTATCTAAACCAATGTAAGGCAGGTATAAAATATCTTAATGGGTTCTTGACAATTTGTTTCAAGTTGTTTATAGTTATTTCTATCTTTGTTGCTGGTGTTTTCTATGCAAACAGTAGTAAAGTATGTAACATAGAGATACACAAACCACATGAAACAGTTATCTTTAGTGGTATTAAATCTAACTTATAGGGTGTTGTATGAGTTTATCTAAATACAATAAGCTAGCTCTCGATGAACTTTATTGCTATTGGTTTTATAAAGTTTATGGAAAGTACCCGCATAATGCAGATCGTAATACTAGGGCGCAAGTCATTAGAAAGATCTGGATTCTTAAACGAGTAGTCAAACAGATGGAGAAGTCAAATGAAAATGTATACAATTAAGGAGTTCATAACCAACGGTTATGCAATTCCAAATGCAGACAGTGATGTAACTGTAGAGTTTACTAAAGCACCTGATCCTTGGGGTGATAAAGTAGATACAGTTACTATCTCATATAAAAGACATAAACTTGTAGAGTTTGGTAAAGGATATAGATACAATATTGTATTTAGTAAAGATGTAGACAAAGCAATAGAACTAGGTATTGTCAATGCAGATTGTCGTGATTTTCATGCAGCTGTTATTGATGCATTGTATTACATTTATAATCCTTTGCGTTTCCGTAGTCTTACTACAAAGAAACTATTAGTAGGGTTCTGGAAAGAATTATACAAAAGAACAGACTATCGTAGTTATATGAGTAGTTTTGTTATTGAGCGAATGCTTGCAGAGTTAGATAAAGAACTAACTAGTCGGTATGATAAACCAGAGCATCCAAAAGGTAGTGAACAATATAACTATTTATGCAATGAAGATATTAAACATGTATTGCGTCATCGTGTTGCTGTTTGTTATTTCACAGGTAAGTTACTAATAAGTAATTTATTCCAATACTATAAACTAGATAACAAAGAAGTAGCTATTGATCGCAAACTAGATTTTAAAAAATATAAATTAAAATTAATCCGTGACTTCTATCTATTAAGGCATACACAAATATTATATGGTGATAAAGTATATGATAAAAGTGCAGGAACTTGTAAATGTCCTGAATGTAATGAAGAAGTTCCAACTGAAGCTATTGATCCTGAAGATAAAATTTGTTATAAGTGTCTTGAGAAACACTACAAGATTCACAACTATTCTACTAGGGTTCCTGAACTACTCAAGTTCAAGGCTAAGAATGTAAAGCCTAAAGAAGTTCCTATTTATTTAGGTTGTGAATTAGAATACGAAACATCTGATCGTGACATTGCTTCTGTTAAGGTAGGTAAACTACTTAAAGGACATGCTATTATGAAGTCTGATGGTAGTATTCGTCATGGTTTTGAGATTGTATCTTGTCCAGCTACATTAGATATTCACATGGAAGAATTCAATAAGTTTTATTCTAATCTTCCAGATGAGTTATCTGTTGCACCTAATGTTGGTATGCACGTTCATGTAAGTAAAGCTCCGCTTAGTTTATTTACAATAGGTAAAATCACTGCATTTATTAACAAGATTGACAACAAACCTTTTGTAACATTTATTGCTGGTCGTGAGCCAAATCACTATTGCAATGTAGATCCTAAGCGAACTGTTACTTTTCCATGGATTGCTAAACATAGTAGTGAAAGATACAATGCTCTTAATCTTAATCCTAAAGAGACTATTGAGTTTCGTATCTTCAGTACTCCGATGTCTTTCCAAGACTTTGCATATAAGATGCAGTTCTGTAAAGCATTGGTTGATTACTCAATGCCTGCTAGTCTAGCTCTTCCTCTTAAAGAACAACTATCATATACAAGCTTTATTAACTGGGTTCTTAAACAACCAAAGACTTACCCACAATTAGTTAACAAAATCAAGGAGTTCGCATAATGTGTATTGCTATTTACAAACCTAAAGATAGTAAGATTTCTCAAGCAACTTTGCAAGAATGCTTCCGTTCTAATCCTGATGGTGCAGGCTTTATGTATGCACACAACAAAGAACTTGTAATGGAAAAAGGTTTCTTTACATTCAATGACTTTTGGAAAGCTTATAAAAAGCATGAGAAAAAACAAGCAGTATTACATTTCAGAATTAAAACACATGGTGCTATTGATGAAGCAAACTGTCATCCGTTTCTCGTTAATAACTCTCTTGGTTTTGTTCACAATGGGGTAATCTCAGGCTTTGGTGTTGGTGATCAATCAGATACTAGTCATTTCAATGACGAGATTATCAAGCCATTAGTAAGTAAGTGGGGTAACTTGTCTCTGTTCCAACCAGCTATGAAGAGTTTGATTGAAGCTCGTATTGGATACTCTAAGCTTATCTTCTTAGATCGTCATGGAAATTACGACATCTTCAACGAAAGTAAAGGTATCTGGGATAACAATGTCTGGTATTCTAATGGTAGTTACAAACCATATGTACCACCTAAACCAATCCCACATCCTAAAAGTTACTACAAAAGCCCAGCTTACCCTGTGGTAAGTCCTCCTAAGTATACACCTACACCTTACTTAAAGGTAGGTGATCTTGTGACTCTTGTCAATAACTTCTATGACTGGGACACTAAAGAAACATTTAAGAAAGGAGAAGTCTTTGAAGTAGTTAGTGTTAATGCTAATTACACAGCTGATTTAATGCGTGATGACGCTGAGATTCAAGACAACTCTTTTGCATACAATGTTCCTTTTGCTTTGTTAGATTTAGTTCTTGAAGATGATGAAGTAATTCCATTTGACTATTCAAGAGGAGTTTCAAATGTCTTCTAGAGATTATAAAGTAGGTGATATAGTAGGCTTACGACAAAATGATTGTGTTGTGTATAAAATTATAGATACTTCAAAACTAACTGGATATCCTACCGTGCTCCAAGCCCTAGGTATAATGAATAATGGAAAAATAAATTATTATTCAGAAGTAACAGACCTACACCACACAACAGACCCACAGGGTTGGGATCTTAATTGGATGTTACTTAAAGAAATGAGTCAGCTAGAGCTTATTAATACTAAAGTAAAAGCTATGTATGCTCGTAGAAAGGAGCAAGGATATGTCTTTTGAAATTGGAGATGAAGTTATTGTAACAGAAGGCTATCATTATAGATGGACTAAGCAAGGTAGCTTAGGTATAGTTAAAGAAATATCTGAAGATTATGGAGAAGTATTTGTAGAGTTTTATAAACTTACAAGTGATTTTTATACTGATGTTGCTTTACCTGTTTCTTTTTGGATTAGGGTTATAGATTTAGATCTATTTACTTCACAAGAGAAAGCTAAAAAGGATCCATATGCACATATAAATAGGAAGGTTAGACAGATGTATCAGAGAAGAAAGGAAAAAGGATATGCCTTTTAAATTAAAGTTATTCCCATATAAAATGGGATCAGCCAGTGCTAAGTCATTAGCATCTGGACTAAGAGTCAAGCGAGTAAGACCCACTTACGATGCGAGACGCAAGGACATTATTATTAACTGGGGTAACTCTCGCCCTAGCGAGATACTCCATGCAGAGCATGATCTAAATAAGCACAGTGCTATTGCACTTGCTTGTAATAAACTAAAGACCTTCAATACTTTAAATGGTATGGGGTTTAACAATATACCAGACTATACTGCTCACACAGAAGAAGCTGAGTCTTGGTTACAAGAAGGTCATAAAGTTTATGCAAGACAAACATTGACAGGTCACTCTGGTTCTGGTATAGTAATAGTTGGCCCTAGTGATCCTTTAGTATATGCTCCATTGTATACTAAAGAAACTAAACACAAACATGAGTTTCGTGTTCATGTATTTAAAGGAGAAGTAATAGATGTACAGCAAAAAAAGAAAAAGCTTGGACATGTGGGTGGTACTAGTGGTATTCGGAACCACAGTAATGGCTGGATCTATGCTAGGTGTGATATTAATGTCCCTGATATTATCTTGACAGCATCAATAAAAGCTGTTACAATACTAGGGTTAGACTTTGGTGCATGTGATATTGGTTATCGAGAACGAGACAACAAAGCTTTCTTGTTCGAGATCAACACAGCACCGGGTCTATATGGTACAACTCTACAGAAATATATAAACGCATTTAATAATTACTTAAGGAAAGTAAATGAAACCACATAAATGGGCAAAAGAAATTAAAGCATGGGCTGATGGTGCAGAGATTGAATACCATGCAAAAAATCAAGAAGATGAACCTTGGATGCCGTTCGATGGAAGATGGACTAACAATGAAACATGGGAATACCGCATTAAACCACAGCCTAAAGAGCCACAGTATTTGTATGTGTTTAAAGATGAAGATGATTTTCAATTATTTATAACAGATGGAAGTGTGTCATCAAGAAGCAGGGAAAAATACATAGGAAAAATTAAACTGGAGGATGAATAAATAATGGAATACGCTGAATTAATTTATGAATTAAAACGACTAGCAAGTTTTGCAGAGAGCTTTGATTATGAACTTTCTAATGATTTAAATGATGTTATTAATCAATATGATACTACAACGAAAGGGGAATGCTCATGCGGTGCATAGCTTGTGATAAAAACTTAAATGATTTCGAGTCAACTCGCAAGGATCTACATGGTAAATATATTGACATGTGTAATGCTTGTTACTCTGAGATTAAAGATGATGTCCTCAGCATAGAAAGGCAAGACCTATCTACAACTGAGGAGATCACTGAAGAATTAACAGATGACTTAGGAGAATCAGTCAACTACAATGAGTGGACTGAAGACTAATAGCAATCAGTTACCCAGTCCATATTACTTGTTCATTACATACATTGTTACTTCAAAGCCGAAACGCATTTCAGATGCTGTAGGTTTTGTCCACATAGTATACTCCTTTAGTTAAAGTGTTATATACTTTTTCAGTATATGTAAATATTATAGCACGAATTACTAGGAATGTAAATAAGGATAATCATGAATTTAAAAGATGAAGCATTAGAAGCTGCTTTAACAGCTTTAAAATATAATCCAAGTGCTTATGGCTATCAAGAAATAGTCAATATTGCAATTCAAGCAATAGAAAAAGCATTAAAAACTAAAGAACCACATAAACCTGAACGCGGAGATTGGTTTTATGAAAACTAAAGATGAAGCATTAAAGATGGCGATTAGCTTTGCATCTGTAATATCAGAAACATACGCTACAGGTGGTGAAGCAGAGAAGGTTATCAATGCTTGCAAAGAAGCACTAGAACAACCAGCGCAAGAGCCTGTGGCGTTGTTAGAGGCACTATCAGATTTAGAACACCAGCAATGGATGAAATGGGCTAAGTCAATTATTGATAGTGAACCTATCAGCGAATCAAGAAAACAGCGCTGGCTAACTATGATGGTTGATTACAAGGATTTGCCTGACAACATTCAGGAATACGATAGGGAATGGGCAAGAAAAGTAATGGCACTCTACACCCACCCTGCACAGCCATTAAGTGATGATGAGATAAGACAAATCATTGCGAAAGAAGGCATACCAGTAAGAACTGGAAACACAGCAGTTAGATTTGCTCGTGCTATTGAACAAGCACACGGAATAGGAGTTAAAGAGTGAAATTTCTAAGGCACTTGCCTTGCCCACGGTGTGGTAGTAAAGATAACTTAGGTGAGTATGATGATCACTTCTTTTGTTTTGGGTGTAAGTATTACAAACAAAAGACTGACACTGCATCCCTAAGATTGCGTATGACGCAAACCAATAAAGAAATTTTGCACGATACGCAACTTACTACTACTGATGAGCTACCTCAAGTAGCGAAGCAGTGGCTCTACTCATATGGTATATTACCTAATGAAATCAAAGACTTCGGTATATGCTGGAATGATGAACAACAATTACTTGTTCTTATCAAGACTCCTGACTATTGGCAAGCTCGTTGCTTTGGTGAACAGAAAGTTAAGTACTTGTCTAAAGGTAAAAAACCTTTGACAATTTACGGACAGTCTGATAGACTAGTATGTGTAGAAGATATTTTGTCTGCTATTAAAATCTCTAGGCTTACTCCTGATTGGTGTGCATTACCTTTGTTAGGAAGTCATATGTCTGATGAAGTGAATGAACGCATAGGAAACCACTTTAAGTCCGTGGTAATATGGTTGGATAGGGACAAGGCTAAAGAGGCTATTAAGATAGCAAACAATTTGAAACAGAGGGGTGTTACTGCCTCTGTCGTAATCTCACCTAATGATCCGAAAGAATACACGAAAGGAGAAATCAGTGAATGGTTGAGAAACAGATAATTAAATTGTTCTGTGATGATAAAGAAGTATTTACAAAGTATTATAAATATGTTAATATAAATTATATTAAAAATAATTATAGTAATTTATATAAATTATTTGAATCAATTAATAATTACTATGAGAAATATAATAATAGTATTACTATAACTAAAGAAGAATTAGAATTAATATATAATAGTAATTATTTAATTACTAAAGACATAGAAAGAAAAGAATTAAATGATCTCTTATCAGAGATCTTTAGTTTAGAAATTAGTAATAGGGAATTAGTAATTGAATTACTAGAACAGCAAAGACAGCGAGCTCTCTCTGGAGAGATAGCAAAGGTTGCTCTAGATGTAGAAGATGGCAGGACTTCTCTTGACGATTTACTAGAACTCTTTAGTAAGTTCGATCAGCAACAAGTAGAAGCAGAAGAAATTAAACCAGTAGTTATGAACTTAAAGGAGTTATATGAATCACAAGTTGCTTCACCCGGTCTACGTTGGAGGCTTAATTGGCTTAACAAAAGTCTTGGCTCTCTTAGAAAGGGTGACTTTGGTTTTATATTTGCACGGCCCGAGACAGGGAAGACTACATTCCTTGCTTCAGAGATTAGCCATATGGTTTCTCAAACGGAAGGTGATATTCTCTGGTTTAATAATGAAGAGCAAGGAAACAAGGTTGCGATCCGCTGCTATCAAGCAGCACTAGGATTAACAACAGATGCTTTGTTCTCTGACTTAGATAGATACCAACAATCATTTGAATCTAAGACAGGTAATCGCATCAAGATACTTGACTTTGAAGATAGTAATAACAGAACAAGAATCGAAACAGTGCTAAAGAATACCAACCCATCACTGATTATATTCGATCAGATCGATAAGATCAAAGGGTTCAAAGGAGAACGCAATGACCTAGAACTCAAAGCCCTGTATCAATGGGCTCGTGAAATAGCTAAGACATACGCACCAGTAATCGCTGTGTCTCAAGCTAGTGGTGAAGCAGAAGGTAAGCTCTGGCTTACGATGGATATGGTTGATGGTAGCAAGACATCAAAGCAAGGTGAAGCAGACTGGATTCTAGGTATTGGTAAGGACTCAGACAATACCAGTAGAACTAGATACTTCAACATATGTAAGAACAAGTTACTTGGGGATGACGACACCATGCCTGATCTGCGACATGGGTCCACCCAAGTTTTAATTAAACCAGAAGTAGCGAGGTATGAAGATGTTTATTAGTATTATGGATTATGTTATGTGTTACTCAACAGCTTTTGTTCTTGGCTTTTTACTTGGCTGTGTAGTAACTTACTTGATACAGAAAGAAATTCAATCGGAAGATGTATGGTAAAAGATTATGTAGTGCTCGATGTTGAAACAACTATTTCTAATAAAGGAAACCCATTTGATGAAACAAATAAGTTATGTTATATCGGAATTGGTGATCAATGCTTTGCTATTGACATCGGCAGTAGCCCTTATAGGATGCGTTTGGATTCTGTTCAATCATGTATTGACCAATCCAAATTGCTCGTAGGTTTTAATATTAAATTTGATTTGCATTGGATAAAAAGATATGGAATTAATTTCAGTGATAAGCGGATTTGGGATTGTCAGCTCGTTCATTTTATTCTTACGGGACAAAGAGAGTCCTATCCTAGCCTTAATGATGTGGCTCAATACTATGGCTTGGGCAGCAAACTGGATGTTGTGGCGAGCGAGTATTGGTCCGCTGGTATAGACACCCCCGACATACCTAAAGATATTCTAGAAGAGTATCTAATGCAGGACTTAAAGTTAACTGAACAGATTTATTTAAAACAATTAGAACAAGTTAATCAGTCATCATTACAATTACAAAGACTGATAAGCTTGCATAACCAAGACCTATTAGTGTTACAAGAGATGGAATACAACGGTCTTATTTATAATGAACAAAGAAGCAAGGAGTTAGCTAATGAACTTGATGAACAAATTCAATCGATTGACAGAGCACTGTTTGAGTATCATAACTGTAGTGAGTTTAACCCTAATAGCGTCTATCATCTTAGTGCTTTCTTATATGGTGGCAGCATTGGGCTTCGTCGTAAAGAGCCTTGCGGATATTTTAAGTCTGGTAGTAGAAAAGGAGAACTCAAAGAGAAGTGGGTCGACTACCAAGTCAACTTCGAAAGGTTAGTCAAACCACTTAAAGGAACTGAACTAGATAAAGAAGGTTTCTTTTCTACAGATGAACCTACGCTACGCTCTTTAAAGGGTAACAAGACATCCAAAGATGTTATTGATTTGCTACTCAAAAGAGCAGAGCTAGACAAACGAGTATCTACATACTATCGAGGGTTGCTCGAACTAAGAATCAAATCTAATTGGACAGAAGGAAAAATACATGGTCAACTCAATCAATGCGTGGTACGAACAGGTAGATTGTCAAGCAGTAAACCAAACATGCAGAACTTCGACGGAGAGATCAAAGAGTTATTCCTATCAAGATTTGCTTGATGGTTATGAGCTAACTGATTATTTATATAGAGAACAGGATTACTACTAATGATATTACAAGCCGATGCCAAACAACTAGAGTGGGTTGGTGCTACCTATCTTAGTCAAGATCCTGTCGCACTAGAGGAGATATGGAACAGTGTTGATCAACATGCAGATAACCAAAGCAGGTTCGGACTACCAAGTAGACTTATCGCTAAGACCTTCGTATTCAGACTCATCTACGGAGGATCTGCATACTCTTACGCAAATGACCCCAACTTTAAGGACATTGGTGGAGAGTCTTTCTGGCAAGATGTTATCGATCAATTCTATGACAAGTACAAGAGACTTGGAGAATGGCATAACAGAATTATCAATGACGCTAAGAGAGATAGAAAGCTTGTAATGCCAACCGGCAGGACTTACTATTACGAACCTGAGATAAAGTATGGTAAAGAAAACTGGCCTCGCACCAAGATCCTTAACTACCCTGTGCAAGGACTTGGCGCAGACCTAATGGCAGTAGCAAGAGTTTCATTGCGTAATAGATTAAAAGATAAGGAAGGAGTAATACTATTAAATACTGTACATGATTCAATAATACTTGACTATGATTCCAAAATATGGGATAATATTAGTATAGTAAATTTAGTTGATAAGTGTTTTAACGATGTTCCAGCTAACTTTAAAAAGTTATTTGGAGTAGACTTTAACTTACCTATGCGGGTCGAATGTGAAGTTGGACCTAACTGGGGCAATATGGAGAAGATACATGCAGATTACAATCATTGATGTGGGACAACCAAATACACATGCAGCAAAGAATGGTCGAACATATCAGAGTATGGAAGTTACTTACAAGGACGAACAAGGTAAGGTTAATAATAAAAAGCTAATGTCCTTTAGTAATCCTTCTGTATTTAAAACTATTTCTGGTATGAACAAAGGAGACTCTCTCAATGTAAAAACTGAGAAAGATCAAAACGGTTACTGGCAGTGGACAGGTATTAATGAAGGAGGAGAATCACAAGTGGCTCAACAATCTAGTGCACCATCTACATCAACACGAGTAACAGGGAGTAATTATGAAACAAAAGAAGAAAGGGCTGCTCGACAGGTTCTTATTGTTAAACAGTCGAGTCTTTCTACTGCAGTTAGTGCTCTGGCTGTTGGCGCTAAGTCTGCCCCTACTGCCTCCGATGTTATTGCTTATGCAAAACAATTAGAGGAGTATGTAATGGGAAAGCCACAGAACTTTGATGAGTTTGTAGATGATTCTGCAGAAGTATTAATTGAATAATAAGATTGATTGGGTGCGGGTAATAGAAATAATTACCTGCATCCACATTATACTTAATGTATGGAGGCATTGGTAATGGTTAAAAGAATACTTTTATTATTGTTTGTAATAGCTTGTTGGTCTTATTTAGTAGCTAATGCAGCGCCAGTATATGCTAAAGCGCTAGTATTAAAATATAATGACACAGTTAATATTTATATTACCAGTGCACCATGTGGTATTCCTAAATATGAAAAGGATTTTCCTTATGCAGCAAAGGCAGTAAAAAAGATAGGAGATAAGTCAGACTTCCTAGCAGGTTGTTTTACAGGAAGACAGAATGAAGTAGTTATCCAATGGCAAGACATTAATGGTAAGCCATCAGATCAATCTACATTTTCTGCAGATGACTTCCAACAAATAGAGGGAACAATTTGATAGCTTTAATTGACATGGATTTAGTTGCGTTTCGTTGTGCTGCTAGTGCAGAGCAAGACGACTTAGGTATAGCTATCTATAGAATGAACGAGTTGCTAGATCAAATTCTAGAGAAGACTTCTGCTAAAGAGTACAAAGCATTTCTTACAGGAGAAGATAACTTTAGAAAACAAATTTACCCTGAGTATAAAGCAAATAGAACACAGCCTAAGCCAATTCATTTAGAAGCATGTAGACACTATGCAATAAAAGAACTTAATGCAGAGGCTGAATATGGACTAGAAGCAGATGATTTACTAGGCATCAACCAAACAGAAGATACAATCATTTGCTCACTTGACAAAGACTTACTACAGATTCCCGGAAAACATTTCCAATGGGCAATCAGTGGTAATGGATGGAGTAAAGATGATACCTTCTTTGATCAAGATGAGACTGCTTCTAACTACCATTTCTATAAGCAATGCTTAATGGGTGACAAGTCAGATAATATAAAAGGTATCGAAGGTATTGGTCCTAAGAAAGCAGAGAAACTTCTTGCAGGTTTAACCTCAGAACAAGAATTGTTTAATGCTGTTAGGGATACATATGGTAACGACGAAGAGTTTCTTATGAATGCAGGATGTCTATGGATACTACGCAATGATAGAAAACACTTTAAAGATAAATTTGAGGAGTTAAGTAATGGCAACAAAGAATGATATTACAGGGGACTCTTTAGTTTCAAAGACCAATTCAAAAGCTTATGAAGATAACTATGATAAAATCTTTGGTAAGAAAAAGAAGACGGTATATTATGCGGAGAACCCCCTTGACTTTGATGAAGAACGTATTGATGTAATAGGACAAAATGGTAACATAGGATACAGTGATGCCGACATTCAAAAGTAAATTTGAGGAGACAGTATGGAAAAATTTAAAGCCACACTACCCTACTATTAAGTATGAACCTGAAAAGTATAAGTATGTGCAACCTGCGCAAGATAGGACATATACTCCTGACTTTAGAACAGGTCGAAAGAAGATATACCTAGAAGCAAAAGGTAAATTAGATCTAGATACTAGGAAGAAAATGATCTGGTTTAGAGATAGCAACCCTGACATACGAGTAATATTCTTATTTCAGAATGCTGATAATAAATTAAATAAAAAAAGTAAAACCACCTACGCTATGTGGGCAGAAACAAATGGCTTTGAATGGTTAGACTTTAGAAGGGATTGGATTAATGCGTATAAAGAACTGTGTGCAAAATAAAGATGGTTCTCTAAATTTTGAGTTCCTAGTTGATAATGAAGAAGCTGCTTTTCTTATGGACTATGCAGTAAAAGATTTAATTCACTTCGGAATTATATCTGTACATAAACAAGATGAGGAACAGCAAGTTAGTTTGTTCCCTGAAGATGGAGATGAGGTACACTAATGGCTAAGATACTCCTGCTAGATATAGAAACAAGTCCTAATACAGCTCATGTATGGGGCATATGGCAACAGAACATTGCTAT